GATGGTGACAGTGAAATACCTCATCAGAAAAAGCCTGAAAAAGATAGAAAACATTATCGACGGCCGGGAAAACGTAATCATGCTGACAAAGAACGACTGCATGAAAAAGGACGAGGTCATCCACTTCGTGGCAGTCGAAAACGGAAAGCGGACGGGTAGAGACTGCTGGTGCCGCATTGAGAACGTGTATGAAGGAAAACTTGTAAAGTACAGATTGACAAAGACAGAGGGAAATAATGGAACTCACAAAAAGAAAACCCGTTAAACTGAAAGGGAAAAAAGCCCGTGAATTGTATGAACACGTCTACGAACGAGACGGCGGCACGTGCGTCAATTGTGGTGCGTATATTCCGTTCGGTTTGAAAGAACATCATGAACCGTGCGGGATATATAAGAGCGACGAGCCGAATAAGACCTGCATGCTGTGCGAGACGTGTCATTTCAAACGGCACAACGACGGCAAAGAAAGCGGAAAGATTAGAGATACATGCGTAGCCTACCTGCAAGATCTGTACGGGGAAGCGGGAGCACGGAAAGAATGAAAGCTATATTGCGGTGGCCGGGATCGAAATGGCGGATAGCCGACTGGATCGTCAGACAATTCCCGACACATGAAACGTACGTAGAACCGTTTTTCGGAAGTGGAGCCGTGTTTTTTCACAAAAACCCATCCGGTACGGAAACGATTAACGATATTGACAACGAAGTAGTGAATCTCTTTCGGATCGTTCGTGACCATGCGGAAAAATTGTGTAAGGCTATTGAAATGACACCGTATAGTCGACAAGAGTATATAAGCTCCATGGATACGAAGGATGCGGATCCATTGGAACGAGCAAGAAGATTTCTCGTGCGGACATGGCAAGGATATGGCAGTAAGACAAGTTGTACTACAAGTTGGGCACATGACAGAACTAATACTGTATTTAGGCCGAAATATTGGAGCTTGTTGCCGGAACGTATTTTAGATATCGTGGAACGGCTGAAAATGGTACAGATTGAAAATATGGATGCATTGGAGCTCATCGCGCTATACAACCGAAAAAGTACATTGCTCTACGTAGATCCGCCGTATCTGTTAGAGACGCGAACGAGTAAGCACTATAAACACGAATTTACAACGCGGCAAAAACACTTGGCACTGTTGGAAGTATGTATGAAGCACAAAGGACCTTGTCTTATCAGTAGCTATGATAACGAGTTGTACAATACTGTTTTGAGGGATTGGAAAAAACGGACGATTAAAGTACAGACAAACAATGCCAAAACAGCGATCGAATGTCTATATCTAAATCGGATGGCCGACATGGAAATGAGATTATTTTGATAGAGAAAGAGAAACGATATGAATACCAAGACAATGTTCAGCAGCCGCAATGATACATGGGAAACGCCGCAAGATTTCTTTGATAAGCTGGATGACATTTTCCATTTCGATATCGACGTATGTGCCACGGCAGACAACGCAAAATGCAGTGTGTACTACACTCCGGAAGATGACGGATTACAAAAAACATGGAAGGGCACATGTTGGTGCAATCCGCCGTACGGCAGAAACATAAGGGAATGGATAAAAAAGGCGTATGAAACGGCTAAAAGTGAAACCGGGACGGTAGTATGCCTCATTCCGTCACGGACTGACACAAAGTATTGGCATGACTATGTAATGAAGGCCACGGGGATATTTTTTGTAAGGGGTAGATTAAAATTCGGTAATAGTAAAAATAGTGCTCCATTTCCCAGCGCGGTCGTTGTTTTTAAGAAAGGAGCAGTCCCAGAAGAATGGCTTAATCGGGATGACAACGTAATGGTTAATTCTCCTGCAGCGCTAAATGCTTGTGCTGTCAAAGGATTTTATCGGGACGTGCAATTAATTGCGAAACGAATGGGGGATAAAGCATGAAAATGAAATGGCATGACGCAACGAAAATGTTACCGCCAATGGGTATGACTGTGCTGGTGAGAGACGGAGATAACGAATTTAAATATATGCTATGTCGGTTATTTGGCAATGAGTACGAACTTTGTTTTATGCCATATGTAAAAGGCTATGACTGCATTGAGATCAAGGATGGCGTGGTGTGGACAAGAATAAAACTGCCGAAGGAGTAGGGTGACATGAGACGAATCCGAAAGGTCAAGATAGATAAGACGGGAAAGATATATATTACATGGGAAGTAAACATAGATGGGAAAACGATGGGATGGGATGAGTATACGATGAAATGCAGCGACCTGCCGTTACCGTCATTTAGTGAAGAGATAGCCGGATTGGCCGCTGATGTGATATATCTTTGTGAACTGCCGGAAGTAGCAGAAAAAACAATCATTGTCCGAAGCGTGTCATTTTCGTACAGTGAAGACGGCGTGCAAGGTGCTGTTATATCAGCGCAGCGGGAATTAATACGCTCCGTGCAGCCGCTTAATCTTAACACGCCGCATAAGCCGTATCAGCCGTATAACCCGGAACAGGGGGAAGCGGATCCGGACATGCTCATGCCGGCTACTATCATAGAGCACCTGAACGAAGTGGAAGATGAAGCCCAACGATATATTGACGGAGATCGGGCGCAGGGGAGTTTATTTGAGAAGAAAGATGAGTAAAACAGCAGAAACAAAGAAATGTGAAAAAGCTATATATCGTGCTACCGCTAATAAAATCGGCGTATATGGCTGCTTTGAATGTACGCTGGGAGCAGGATACGGAAACGAAAGAGTTGATTTTATCACGATGGATAGCAAGAATATCTTTCGGTGCTACGAAATAAAAGTGAGCATATCTGATTTTAATAGCCGCGCGAAAAAAAGTTTTTGCGGAGATTTCAACTATTTCGTTATGCCTGAAGCCTTGTATCGTGAATTGGAAGACAAATCTTTGCTGAATCCATATTTAGTAAGCGGTATCGGAATATATGCGGTTAATGATGGCGCAAGCGTAGTCGTAAAAGCGAAAAATAAAAATATTCCGCTGCACAGAAAAGTAGAATTAATGCACGCTATGGTACGAAGCTTATCCAGATACACAAGAATAGGAGAGTAACAAAAATGAGATACGTAAAGAAACCGATAGTAATCGAAGCATTTGAATTTGACGGGGATTTTATTGACAAGGATGGGAAGCGGTATGTACCGCAGTGGGCGATAGCCGCGCTGGAAAAGGGTGTAATGGAATTCGAGGGGCCTGAATTATATATCAATACGCTGGAAGGACGACATCATGCGTCGGTCGGGGATTACATTATCCGAGGTGTAAACGGCGAACTCTACCCGTGCAAGCCGGATATCTTTGAAAAGACGTATGACAAAGCAGCTGAATAGCATGAGAAAAGATTACAGAGAAAGGCGGTGATGCGGGTGATACAAGTGAATGTAGAGGGGATTACAGACACCAAGAAATTTCTGGAAAGTATAAGAAGCAGTAAATACAAGATCGAAGCATTGTCTTATGCCAAATATCTGGAAGAAAACGGATTGGTCTTACGGGCAACGGATCCGTCAAAACCGCTTATACCGAGCGGTACGAAAGTAGATCTGTCTACGCACGTCATTAAAGCGGAAGAATTTGCAAAGACAATCAATGACGAGATAGCACATCTATACACGTTACGATCCCGCGGCAAACAGCTAATAGAACTCTTGCCGGATTATCGTGCACAGGCGGTGATGCGGCTGTATTACATAGATTTCGTGCCGTGGAAAGAAGTATCACGGCAGATACATGTATCACCGTCCAGGCTATACGAACTCCGTCGCATAGCCATATTTCAGTTAAACGACAAAATTCGTGCGGCACGATTAAGACAGCTCACAAAACTCATAAAACAAGTAGCAGTTGCAAAGCCTCACTGAAAAAAATTGAAAAAAATAAAAGACAGGAGTAAAAAGGAGTTGCAAGTGTGGTAAAATGGTATCGGTAAGAAATCGACAAATCCATACGGGCGTTCGCGCAAAAGCGGGCGCCCTTTTTGTTTGCAAAAACGAGGTGCTACGGTGGTCAGGTGCGACAATATCAAATGCAAGTACAACGAAATGGAGCTGTGCAGCAACAAACGATTAATCATCTCCCGCGAGCGTTGCACCTGCTTCGAAAGAAAATACCGTCGCAGCAATAAAACAGACCTCAATCATGAACCGGTTATCCACAGGAGCCGGAAGCGGGTTATCAAATAAGGGGGGACGTATGGACAAACATTCGAGGGACAAGCCGCAAATCAAGCGGGAGAAGATAATTTTAAAACAAACAGATACGCGCCCGAATAGCGCGCGCAAAAATAATACTAAAAGGAAACGGAAAAGAGCGGTCACGTGGCGTAAATTTTACACGGCAAAAAACATGCTCATCATATCGGGAATGTGCCGTAAAGGCTGGACGAACGAAGAGATCGCCGAGTACATCGGAATAGCCGTATCCACGTACTACGAATGGATAAAAAAATATCCGGAGTTTTCGGAGGCCGTCGGAGAAGGAAAAGAATACAGCGTGGCCACGGTCGAAAACGCACTGTACCAAAAAGCCTGCGGCATTGAAAAAGAAATTACGGAAAAAGAAACCGTATCCGTAAACATGGTAGACAAAAGCGGCAAGAAGATGGGGACGAGAACAACGACAAAAGAACGAAAGAACGTTGTGTATATCGCCCCGGATACGAAGGCCGCCATCTTCTACCTGACGAACCGGGCCGGCGACGACTGGAAGCAGAAGCAGCAGACCGAATTAACGGGAAGCCTGAATATAGACGCCAACATCAAAGCAGTGGACCGGCTCAAAAAAGCAATGGAAAGAAAGGAAAAACCAAATGAAACGGTGGCTGTTGATAACAACGCTTAAACTGGCCTGCAAAATGGGATATGCGCAAGGTACCGTCAAGGCGTATAAACTGCGGCTGAAGCTGTGGTGGAAAGAAAGGAGACAACCGTGAAAAAATATATCGGAGTAAAAATAATAGCGGCAGAGCCCATGAAACTGGGAGAATACAACAAGCTGCGAGGCGTATGTGTTGACCAAGACGATGCACATTACGACGATGCGGGATACAAAATAGTCTACTCGGATGACTATGTATCCTGGTCGCCGAAAGCCGTATTTGAGGAAGCGTACCGTACAACGATGGGCATGAACTTCGGGCTGGCAATCGAAGCAATGAAAAAGGGCTATAAAGTCCGCCGGAAAGGGTGGAACGGCAAAGGCATACACATCGCGTTGCACGAGCCGAAAGACGCAGGCGAAGACATGACACATCCGTACATATACATCGATACGACGCGGCTGATTTCGGAAAATCCCGACGCCCAGCGGGATAGAGTACCGTGGCTTGCAAGTCAGACGGATATGCTGGCGGACGACTGGGTGATTGTAGAGTGACGATAGACGAAGCGTACGAAGTACTGGACTGTCTGGGACAACTAGCACACGATCCGGAAGCGTTTGTATGGTTCGCATTCGACTGGGAAAACGATCCGGAGCTGCAAGGGAAGCAGCCGCAGAAATGGCAGCTGGAACAACTGCGGAAAATCGGTAAAGGCCTTGAAGCTCCGAACGAAGTCATTCGGCAGGCCGTCGCCTCGGGACACGGTATCGGAAAAAGTACCCTTGTGGCATGGCTTATATTGTGGGCCATCTCTACATATCCGGATACACGCGGCGTCGTAACGGCCAATACGGAAACGCAGCTACGGACAAAGACGTGGCCGGAACTGTCAAAATGGTATTACCGCTTTATCGGCAAAGAACTCTTTTGCCTGACAGCTACGTCCCTATTCAGCATCCAGCAGGGCCACGAACGGACGTGGCGCATCGACGCCATCCCGTGGTCGCCCATTAATACGGAAGCCTTTGCGGGGCTGCACAATCAGGGTAACCGTATCCTGCTCGTATTTGATGAAGCGTCGGCCATTGACGATCGGATATGGGAAGTATCGGAAGGAGCCATGACGGACGCCGATACGGAGATCATCTGGACGGCATACGGGAACCCGACGAGAAATACGGGGCGGTTCCACGACTGTTTTTATAAACAGCGCAATCTTTGGGATACCGTAAAAATAGACAGCCGCAGCGTACCTATATCCAACAAAGCCCAACTGAAACAATGGCAGGAAACGTACGGCGAAGATAGCGACTTCTTTAAAGTCCGTGTACGCGGCG